GGATGAAGCCCCACCCTTCCGTGATCCAGAACAGCCAGAAGCAACAGAGAATTTTGAACAAATGTCACTTTTTAAACGGTGAGTTTTTCAGAGGAAAATACATAAAAACACACCTTTTAAGAGAACGGATAAACAGTGAGTTTTTCAATTTTTCAAAAAATGCGAAAATACACAGCTTAAAATAGCAGAAAGCTAGGAAAATCAAGGCTTTTAAGAAAAGTGTCTGTAAAAGTTAAGAGGTGTTGTACAGCAGCGGTACAGAAAATATAAAAATTCCTGTGAAACAGGTACAGTACGGAAAGGAGAATTTATGAGTGAGAAAAAATTCCCGATTTTGGGAACGGGCAAATCTATAGACTGGAATTTAATCGCACCGCATGAAAAACAGGCAATGGAAAATCATGGACAGACTTTGGAGAAATTAGCAAGGCGACATGGATTAAGCTGGTACGAGCTACTATGCGTGATGGCGGATAAGAAACTATTAGTGGATATTGAGTATGACAAGGAAAAAGATTACGAGAAACTATGCCGACAAGTGTTACTCTTGGAAGAAGTGAAACAGTATAGAGCAATCGGCACGCCGGAAGAATGCCGGGCGGCGATGGAGAAACAGATTGTAGAGAAAGAATTGGAGAGCCACGATGAAAAGCACATCTTGAAGTATTGCATTAGCCTTATGCAGGAGTTGGTCGGAAAGTTCGAGGAATGGTACGAATATGTGCATGGTGAAGATGCTATTAGGGAGTTGGACGAAGTGGAACGCTTTTATTATAGAATGTCATATTTTAGTATCGTTCAAGAACTGTTTCTTTTCAGAACCAGTCATTCTGGAGGTACATCTACGAGAGCAAAATGTAAACAGTTAGGTGTCGATTGGAGCGATGGGATTGAATTTAGTTTTGGAGGCGATGAAGAATGAACGAAAAATTGAAGCCATGTCCGTTTTGTGGCGGAGAATGCAAGATAAAAGCGGCAGAAAAAGAATACATAGGATTTACAATATGGTGCGAGTGTGGAAATTGCCATGCTCAAGCAAGTGGATATTGTCCTGATATGAAAAAAGAAGATACCGCAATTGCAAACATTGATTCTTGCAGGAATAAAGCTGTAGAAGCATGGAACAGGAGGGCGAACGATGGGAAGATTAATTGATGCGGATGTTCTGATGGCTGATGTCAGGAACACAATAACAGAGGAATCTGGCGCAATTGATTGGATAAACCTGATTAATCGTCAGATGACAGCTTACGACACTGACAAAGTTGTAGAGCGGTTGGAAGAAGTAAGACAAATAAACGCATCAGCAAATGCAGAAGCGATTGAAAGAATGTGCGGAGCATCAGCAAATTATTATAAAGGTGCAGAATGTGCATATGAAAGAGCAATCGAGATTGTGAAAGGCGAGTGTGCCACAGAACAGTCATGCGAGTGGAAACTTGAAGATTTAGAATCAAACCTTTATGTAACAGGGTGTGAAAATCGGCAGTTGATATTTGAAGGCACGCCAGAAGAAAACGGCTATAAGTATTGCCCTTACTGCGGCAGAAAGATAAAGAG